ACTAAATATTTAAATTGATCGTATGTATATTTAATATTTATAAGCGAGCATTTTGTTGTTAATTTATTTATAGAACGATTATTTATATCAGCACTAATAATTACAATATGACATTTATAATTTTTAAGAATTAAATTTTTAATTATACTTATAGTTTTTTTATCTTTATAAATTAAATTATGAAATATAATACATTTATTTTTTTTTTTACTTAACATCATTGAAATATCTTTTTGATTTATACATTTATCTATGTATTCTTCAATATTATTTATAATATTATTAATATATACTTTAGTATAATCTTTTAAAATTATATTTAATAAAGTTGTTTTACCAATACCTATATAACCACTAATAAATAAAGGTTTAGAAAAATTAATTTGCCATTTATTTATAATATTGATATCACTATTAGATAAAAAAAAATCATTTAAATCCATAATATAATTATTTTATTAGTTTAAAGTATTTATTGTGGTAAATTACTCATATCATATGTAAAATTATTTTTATTTGCGTAATGAGGATTATCTAGGGGAACAGGTAATTTTTGTAAATCATCAATATAATGATTATATTGATCTAATTCAATAGATATTTTTTCTGCACAAATTGTAACAATTTTACTATTTAATCTTTTAATTTCATTTATAATATTTGTACTTAAAAAATTACCATATTGTAATATAATAGATCTCATAATTACAAATAATTCATCTGGTGATTGTTTGGATATAATTTGTCCATTTGTCATTTTATGTACATAAAATCTTATCATATTTTGTATTGCTTCAATATTTTGTGGTGAAAAAAATAATCTAGTTAAATTATTTTCTTCTAATATTCCTTTCACTGCATCAGTAGATTGTGTATCTATAATTATTGTTTCATTTTTAATTAAATCATCATCTATTAATTTATCTATATTATTCATTCTACCATTATTTATTTCGCTAGTTAATTTATCAATACTATTGGATTGACCAAATTGATCTAAATCTTTATCACCAGCTTCAGTAAATTCAACTTTATCTGCTGCCCAAGGCCATTCAACTTTCCATGTATCTTCATATCCTTTCATTGATAAACTATTTAAATAATTTGTATCAAATTTATCAACCATTATATTATAATAAATAAAATAATATATCAGTTTAATTTTTAAAAAGATTTAAAAATATATTAATATATATGTTTATGAATACTGCAATGGAAATTCCTCAATCGGAATTAACTAATTTTAAAGAAAAAGTTAAAAGATGGCTGACTCTCGATACACAAATTAATGAATTAGAAAATAAAATCAAAGATTTGAAAAAAATTAGAAATAAAGAATTAGAACCACAACTTACAGAATTTATGGTTAAATTTAATATTAAAGATTTAAATACAGAATCTGGAAAACTAAAATGTAGTGCAAGAAATACAAAAAAAGGATTAAATAAAGATAATATTAAAATGAATTTATCTAAAGTTATTTCAGATATTAATGTTGTAGAGAAAGCTATGGAACAATTAGAAGAACGTGAAATTACTACAATTTATAAATTAACTAAAATAAAAAATAAATAAAGTAAAATATTTATTAAATAATATTTTAAATATTATAAATATTATAATGTCCAAAGAATTATTAGTTGTATTCGATATAGATGAAGCTTTAATTCATTTTATGAGTAAAGGAGATGCTCATTATTTTACTGATTTGTCTTCTGAAGTACAAAAAAAATTTAATTATATTCGTTCTGGAGAAAGTATTATATTATTAAGACCATATTTACAAGAATTATTTGATTTTTATAAAAGTAATCCAAATATTAAAGTAGCATTATGGACATATTCAGAACAAGAATATGCATATGATATTAGAAATAAATTAACAGAAAGATTTGATTTGGGAGATGATTTCTTTTTATTTGTTTATGGATCTGAAGATATGATAATAGAAGAAACTGGTGAAGAAGATGACTATCCTAAAAATTTAACAAAAGTATATGAAAATTTTCCACAATTTAATACATTTAATACGTTTATTGTTGATGATCAACCCAGTAATATTAAACATGAAATAAATATGAATAATAGTTTATTAATTCAACCTTTTGCTCCATTTGGTCTTGAAAAAGCTAGAGAAGATTTAGGTGATGAATATATAGAAATAGCATTAAATGATGATATATTACCGAAAGTGATAGAAATTTCAAAAGTGGTTTTAGATGATATTAGTGGTTGTTCATCTGACGATATAGAAGAATGCTTTGATAGTGAACCAGTATTTAATAAAGAACGTGTTAAAAGAATGGGTTTAAGTGGATACTTAAAAAAATATGCAAAACCACCAATATATGAATTAATGACACTTGGTAAACCAAGAACAAAAGAAAATTTTGTTATGGCAGGGGGTAAAAAAATAAAAAAACCAATAAAAAAACCAATTAAAAAACCAATTAAAAAAATAAAAAAACCAATTAAAAAAACACGTAAAAAAATAAAAAAATCACTTAAAAAACCACGAAAAAAATCACTTAAAAAATCACGTAAAAAATCATCATTTCAAAAAAAGGGTGGATGAGGCGGAGACATGAATAAATTAACTGGTGGATCTAAAGGTGGATCCAAGGGTGGATGAGGTATAATACAAGATATAAAATCTGCTGGTAAATTACTTGGCGGATGATCTAGTTCTAAAATATAAATTCATTTGGATGTAATTTGATTTATTTAAAAATAAATAGATTATAAATAATAAAGATGCCCAAAAATAAAATTGGTGGAAAAAAACATAAAGGTAAAAAGAATGATGTCAAAGTTGCAAAAACATTAGAAGTTCCTGAAGCAAGTGAATCTATTGGACAAGTTACTCGTGCAAATGGTAATGGTAGATTTAATGTAAGATGTATTGATGGTGTAACTAGATTAGGCATTTTAAGAGGAACTATGAGAAAACGGGTATGGATTAATCGTTTAGATTTGTTACTAGTTGAACCATGGGACTTTGAAACCGATAAATGTAGTATTCTTCATAAATATGATGATGATGAATATGAAAAACTTAAAATATTAGGGCATATACCAAAAGAATTTAAATTAGAAGGAGATGAATGTAATGATGGAGATGACGATGATTATTTTTCATACAATATCAGTGACTCTGATACAGAAGAGGATGAAAATCCCAAAGTATCAAATGAGAATATTGTTAAAAATAAATCATCGTCATCAGATGAAGATATCGATTTAAATGATATATAATTTATTTTTTTTAAATATTATATATATTATAAATGGTTAAGTTTGATATGGAAGAAATTTTTAAATGTTTTATTTTTATTGTTATAGGTTATTTTATAGCAATGTTATTGAGTAGAATGTGTAGCTGTAATAATGGATTTAGTGTTGGATCTCCAAAAATAACATGTAAATCAACATGTAAAAAAAATGATGCTGATTCTTGCGAACAATGTACAGAATCTCAGGCGGGCCGCACGAAAGGCCTCGGGAGTACACTAAAAAAAGAATATAAATGTAGAATAAAATCAAGATGCCGATATGACGAATTCCTTGGTTATACAGTTAAAAGCGGCAATCCAGACGCGATTGATGAACCATTCCATGATCCATTCCAAGAACCAGAATGTACAGATATTGATGATGTGCATAGTTGTCCTGATCATGATCCTGCTTGTAATGGATGTTATATTCAAGCGGATTATGGAGATGGTGAAGCATATTATGAATGTAGTAATATGGAAACTTGTGAAAGATCTACAGAGCTCGACGTTCCCGCATCAGCATAATTTTATAAATGTGGTAATAAAGGAAACGATTCCCATAAATATCTTTTTAATATATGACACTCTTTTGCTTCAGTAATATAATCATTACTATCAACTCGATCTCTAATTAAATTGTGACTTTCTACAGGTAATACCATTTTTAATTGTTCTAAAGGTGTGTATGGTAACTGGTCCCTTTCTATACTTATATTATCCATATTTTTTATAGTATCATATAAATCACTGAAACATGGTGCAGTGTAATAATTGTAACTATATCTCCAACTTATACATCCCCTTAAATAATAATGTATACACCAATATAATGATTGTAAATAATCATTACACATATTATCAATTTTTTCTTTTAATACATCTGTATATGCTGGTGAATAACAATGATCAAAAATAAATTTCATATAATAATTTGTTTTCCAATATTTCATATCATAAAATATACGTCGTTCTTCCTTTCTATCTAATATGGGTTTATGATTTGCTAATTCTTCTAATTTTTTAATATCATTTGTATTATTAAATATACGTTTATATTTACGTTCTTGTTTATCTCTAATATGTAAAATATTTTTCATTCTATCATTTTCATTAATAGATAATTCATATATAAATTCTTTTAATGCAGGAATAATAATTATATCATTTGTATCAATATCAGTTAAATAATAATTACCTAAATATCTATCACATAATTTTTTATAAATATCCATTAATGTATTTAATCCATCATATCTTAAATTTATAGTAGGTGTATGCTGTATAAAATCATTTCCTAGAAAGAAACATATAAATATATAATCATTTATTAATGTCTTATCATCTAAATTATATGTTTTCGGTTTAATATTACTTATTATACATCTTTTAAGTCGTCCTATATCTAAATAAACAAATTCAGTTTCAAGTCCTTCAATACGATATTCAGTTGTTTCTCTTAATAAATGTATTTTACTATCTGAAATTAAAGATAACATGATTAAATCAGCATCTAGACCATATACACAATTATTTGTAGGATTGTTTTTTCTGATATAATCATAAATTTTATGTTCGCCTTCACCAGGATCATTAGATGTACTAAATATTAATTTTTGATTAATCTTTATATTTTTCAGTAAGTAATTTTCTAAATTTTCCATGAATAATGTTCCTGGAGTTATTTTATTTGTGTCCCACGCCTTCTTTTCTTTTGCACTTTTAAATCTTCTCAATCTTTGTTGAATCATTTTAGGTTTAGGGCATGGACCATCAATTGCAATATATATCATCTTTTTAGGTTTAACAATATTTACAATTTTATGGATATTGTCTAATATTTTTTCATACATATCTAATTCATCTGTTAAGTTTCTACAACAAGGATGAATTAAACAATTTAAATCAAAATACAAATTTTCAATATTTATATTTCGGGTATCTGGTAAACAAATATCATTATAATCTTCTATCAAAGTTTTAAAATAAACTGGTATACCCATATAATATATATATATCGTTAAATTTTAAATATTTTATATTTCCTATATTATGATGATTATAATATATATTATTTGTTTTTTATTAGGTATTATATTATTTAATTATATAAATAATATTAATTCTTTTAGTATTAGTAGTATTAATATTGTAAATCCGAATATTTTAAGTAAAACTATAATGTTTAAATATATAAGAGATGAGAAAATGGATCTTAAACCATGTTCTGAAAGTCCTGACGGAAGATGTGTTTTACTTTCAATATTTTTATATTTTTTTTATATGAATTTAAATGAAACACAATTAAATGATTTAAAACAAATAATTAATGAATACAATGTATGTTATACAAATACAAAAGACCCCCTAAAAAAAGGTGATGCTGCAGGCGGGGGTGATGACACTAGTATATATAATATAATAGCAAACAATTTTATAAATTATAAAAAGCTATTACAAGCACTTTATACTAAATTAAATTTAATAAGACGTGATTTAGAATGTTGTATTGTATTAAAAATAGCATATCGAAAGAATTGGCATATTTCTACAAATTATTATTCAGATAATATTTTATCTACAGTAGAAGATGCAATTGAATATATTTTTATACATAAATTATTATCGGGTAATTCAGGTATTTTAGTTTCTGTTCAGCATCCAGCAACAGCAAAGAGCCCCGCTGGAGGTCATATGATATTATTTAGTAAACTTATATTTCCTTATATGGATAAAATGACATCTAGATATATATTACCCAAAACAGAGGATTTAAATATAGGTGATAATTTATTTATATGGTCAAAGAGTCAAAATAATTGGGTTGAATCAAAAATAGTTCGTAAAGATTTAACTAATATTGATGAATTCGAAAATATCTCTTCAGAATTAAAAGAATCAATTAAAATGAATATATCAAAACTTCCTTCTGCTGTTGTGGATAGATCATTTATAGTAAAATATAATACAACAGATGAATATAAATTAATAACGAATCATTATAATTATTATAATAATAAAGAAGTAAATGGCGGCTATAAATTCATTGATAAATATACTTATAATTGTTATATAGATCCTAATGAAGGTGTAATATCTATTCATGAAAAAAATATAGATACATTTATAGCAAAGTTTAAAGATTATGAATTTGATGACGGTGAAAAGTTGTACGAAAATTTGGACGTAATAACGTACTGGGAAATAATGTCAAAAAAAATAGATACACCAATGTATATTTTAAATGGTACTTCGGACTATATAATACCTAATGTTAATACTGATCCTGGTGAATTTTTAAGGAATCGCCAGGATTTCAAACGTTTCGCGACTATGATAGAGGCCGGTAATTCAATTCTAATTTTTCCATTTGATATATATCCATATACATATGATGTTAGTGAAATATTTATAAATAAGAATACCGAGTCAGACACCGAGTTAGAAACCGATACTGCGTTTTTTATTCCTGATTTACGTAAACCACTCGAGTCGTGCCCTCGGTATGATAATGCATTTATTGATGTAAAATTAAATAAACGTATAAGATTAAATATATCTGAATTATATTTAAAATTAGAATCTCTTAATATTAATAGGTATAATAAACTAAATAAGCATAATAAAAAAATTTTATTAGATATGTTATATAATTATAATTATGAAAATTATGCTGGCTGGGGAAGAGAAAAAAGATATTCTACTGATTTAAATATTATAGCTAAAAATAATATAAATTTCACACTCTCATCTGGTGCAACAACTCGATCTACCCGCAGAAGGGCGGTTGGTAAGAATATTCTTATCGCTAAATTAGTGACCAAAGATCCCGATTTTTTATTAACATATAATAATATAAATAAAAATAAAGAACTCGCTATCTGGATATATAATGAAGTTAATCGCAAAGATACAGTAGAAAAAGGTATATCTGATCTAGAAAATGGTATAACTGATCAAGAAACAAATGAAGATATAACTTATATTATTAATAATATAATAGATCCAGAAAATAATACGGGTGATAATAAAACCGGGCATTATATGATTTGGATAGGGTTGATAAAAGAAGATATTGACGATTCATTAATATCAATGAATGATATGGATTTTTATAAATTATTACTGGAAGAAGATATTATAAAGTTAAATGAGAAATTAGAGCAAACCACGATAGAGGAAAAGATTGAAGATATTCGGAAGGATTTGGCAATGATTGAAAAATCTATTAGTGAATTAGTATAGTAGGTTTATGGTTTGCCAATAGGTATAATAACTTCATCAGGTTCAAGGTTTACTGTATCAGGGTTTACAGTATCAGGGTTTACTGTATCAGGGTTTACAGTATCAGGAGTTACAGTATCAGGGTTTACTGTATCAGGGTTTACTGTATCATGAGTTACTTTAGGTTTAGAGGTTACTTTAGGTTTAGGAATTGTATCTGATTTGTAAGGTGTAATTGCTTTCAAACCGTTACAGATAACAGGTTTCCTCACGTCAGGATAATCAGTATTAAACTTTTTATTAAAATCACCTATAATATCAAGATCAACGGTTGGACTACTTTCTAATAAATTATCATATTCAGCTCTACAGATTTTTAAAAAATCTCTACAAGGTTGTCTTTTTTTATCATGTAAAGATAATTCTATTTCAATATTTCTACTTAATTTACTCCATGCAAGAGCCGCTATCCTATGACCTTCATATATCTCAGAATATCTTAAAAAACTTAATAAAGTTCCTAAAATACCACAAAATAAATTAAGGGATCCGACACCTGCGGAGAAACCTTGCTGAAATCCTACAGGAATATAGGACTCTGTCGCGAAATTAGCGGTTCCTGTTAAAGTTGATAAAATGATTATAGGGATTTGTAGGTTATGATATTTTTTTTTATATTTTCTTTGTCCGAAATTATGTAGATAAGCATAACACATAGCAACCTCTCCCCATTCACTTAATAACTCTTCAATCTCATCAGACCAATCATCAATATTATCTGGAAGTTCTCTTGGTGTTTTAATTGTTGCCATTATATTATAATATAATATTTTTATTTTACAATATTGATATTTTTTAATATTATATGTATAATCATAGTTTATATTATAAATATATTAATATATGAATCTTTACATACTATTTTTAACTATAGTTATCTTATACATATTAT